TATATTTATTTATGAGTGACTTTGTTCCAGCAGAATTAATTAAATCATTTTTAAGTAATCTATTACCATTATTTAAATTAAAACCAGACTGTGAAATATTTCCAAAACAAACACAACTAACAAAAGATAGTGAAACAGGACAATTAAACAAAGGTAATTTTATTAACTTACCATACTTCAAAAAATCTGAGAGGTTAGCAATAAACCTCGACGGTAAACCTTTTACATTTGATCAATTTATAGCAGTAATAGAAAGTAATACAGTCGGAGCAGAAGATCTAAAAATTATTACAGAAAGCATAGAACAAAAAGATTTAGAGGGTGTTGATCAAGAATTTGATGATGGTCCACCTTGTCTAGCGCATCTTAGCAAGATAATGAGAAATCCAGGGTTTGATGGCAAGGACAGATTTATGTATAATTATCATGTGTTTGTAAAGATGAAGTTTCCAGATAGCTGGCAACAGAAAGTGATGAATGCACCAGTCAAGTATTTTGAACCAGTACATGCAAATGCGTGGGACAAACAATCTTTAAATGCTAAACTTAGATCATGGTCTAAACAATTTAAAGGTTACACTTGTACACAGAGTCCTATTAGTGACTATTGTAAAAAAGGTATTTGTGTAAAAAAGAAACACGGAATCTTAGCAGGATCTAAAGGAGCATATCCAGTGCTTACAAATTTAAAAAAAATAGATCTAGATCCAGAACCAGAATATGAATTTGATGTAACTAAACCAGATGGTATTGGCACAGCAACAGTACATTGTAAAACAATTGAACATGTTAATGATCAACGTAAACGTAGAAACGCAATAGCTAAAGCTGCTGGGTTTCCACCGCCAATTATAAAAGCAGATGAGGATCAAATGGTATTAGAAGTATTGTACGGTACGCAAACTATAACACACCCACCAATCGGTACATCACCTAAAGAAAAACTACATGATGTAATACATGCAAAAATTAATGGACCTAAAGCTATGAACGATGCAGCATTTAAATCTGGTACAGTATTAATAGAAGAAGGTATGGCATACTTTAAGTTTGATAAATTTTATGACAGACTAAAAGCAAAGAACTGGAAGCACAGTGAAGATAAGACAGGCGTAATGATGAAAGTAAATTATAAAAAATGTGACATAGAGTTTTTAGAACAAAAAAGATTTCCTACAAAAGAAAAAGGTAAATACAACACACCTACAAAGAATGTAGTTGCAATAAGTGTAGAAGAATTTGAGGACATAAAAATTAATCACACTAAAATAAAACATAATACGGAGATAATGTAGTGAGTGAAATAAAAACTATAAGAAAAAAATATGTTAATTCAACTTTAATTAATAAAACTTGTTCTAAGTGTAATAAAGAATACCCTAGAACAGCAGAATTTTTTTACCAAACTAAAAATAAAAAGACAAAACTTATATATAATGGGTGGCAATCAATATGTATTACTTGTGACAATGAAAGAACCGCTGAATGGAGAAGAAAAAATAAAACAAATAAAAAAATAGCTGATACAAAATATTATGAAACTGAAAAAGGATTTTTTAGTCAAATGTTTAGTACAATGAAAAGAAGTGTGCACTATGATGCAACAGAGTTTCCAGATCCTAATTCATTACTCCAACACTGGTATCAACAAAAAGAAATTCATGGAACAAAATGTCCTGCTACCGGTGTTGAAATGACTATGATAAAAGGTAAAGGTAAACCTACTCCTACTAATATCTCCAAAGACCGTATTCTTTGTTTTAAAAATTACACTAAACAAAATTTAATCTTTACAACCTGGAAATTTAATAACGATAAAAATGCAACGACACCTGAAATGGCTAGGTCTATTTTAAAAATAACTAAAGAAAGGTTTGGCGATGAGTACTAGAAAAATATACGGGCCTCCGGGAACAGGGAAAACAACTAGACTTATTAATTATGTAAAAACATTTGTTAAACTTGGTACACCAATAGATAAGATAGGTTACTTTGCATTTACAAAGAAAGCTGCAGAAGAAGCTATAGATAGAATGTTAGATTACCACACAGCTTTTAGTAAAAAAGATTTAAAATATTTTAGAACTTTACATTCACTAGCTTTTACAGAGTTAGGTATGAAAAAAAGTAATGTAATGCAAGATGAACACTACGAAGACATAGGTCGTAAACTAGGTATAGAGGTTACAGTTTATTCTAATGGAGAAGAAAAAACTGGGTTTGTAGATTCTAATAGTGAATATTTTAATATTATTAATGCAGCAAGAATTAAAAATATTACAATAGAAGAGGAGTACAACACAGACATGTATTCACACGACATAGACAAGAATCTATTACAAATTTTGAAAGACGAAGTAGACAGTTATAAGGCAGCTTTTGGTTTAGTGGATTTTACAGATATGATTGAAAAATTTAATGTGTCCGAATTGTGTCCAAAATTTGACGTAGTATTTGTTGATGAAGCACAAGATTTATCGCCAATACAGTGGAAAATGTACGATATACTTAAGAAAAACTCTAAATATGTTATACTAGCCGGTGATGATGATCAAGCAATTTATGGTTGGGCTGGTGCAGATGTTGCAAGATTTCAAAGGGAACCAGCAAAAGACATAATTCTGCCTCAATCATACAGAATTCCTGGAGCTGTGCAAGACATAGCTAATTGTATTTTAAATAGAATACCAGACCACAGAAGAATTAAAAAACAATGGTCACCAAGACCAGACAAGGGTTATGTAGAATACATAACTTCAATAGAAGACTTACCTTTATATTCTGGTGACTGGCTGGTGTTAGCAAGAACTAATGACAAACTTAAAAGATTGGCACCTGATCTAAGAGATATGGGAATATATTTTGAAATAAAAGGTAGGAAAAGTTACAGGACTAGGTTGTACAAATCAATACAAGATTACACACGTTGGACTAACGGAGATAAATTATCTTTGTCTGAAATAAAAGATCTGTTTGAATTTTTAGAAGAAGAAATGCCTACTGACGAAAGAATGTACGATTTATTTGAATGGGGTTATTTTAGAACTCAAAGATGGTATGAAGTATTTAAAGCTGATCCAGAAGAATGTTTATACATTAGAGAAATGATGCGTAATAAAGAAGAATTATCTAAACCTGCAAGAGTAAAACTATCAACTATACATGCAGCAAAAGGTGGAGAAGCAACTAACGTTTTAATTATTTTAGATAATACTAAAAAAATAAGAGAAGCAGTAGACAAAAGTCTTGACAAACAAGATGAAGAAAACAGAGTTTGGTATGTGGGCGTCACACGTGCAAAACAAAACTTATATATAATGGCAGCAAAACAGGAGGACAAAGGTTATGACATCTAAAGTTTGGGATAAACAAATTGCAGGATCCCACTATCAAAAATATAAAATACAGCCTAGTAAGTTTGTAGTAGAGAACGAATTGCTATATCCCGAGGGTTGTGCTATAAAGTACATAGTGAGACATCGCGATAAAGGAAAAAAACAAGATTTAGAAAAAGCAATACATTTTATAGAAATGATAATTGAAAGGGATTATGGAACCGAATAATCATATACCATTTTACATGGGGCTATTTACTTGCCTATTGATTCTTTGCTACCTAACATTATGAAGATACCTACATTTAGTGCACAAACAGAATGGGTTATACCCACAGAATTTCCAGACCTAAGACAGGTTGACGAGATTGCAATTGACTTAGAAACACGTGACCCAGACTTAATTAAAAAAGGATCTGGATCTATTATAGGTAATGGAGAAGTTATAGGAATAGCTGTAGCAACCACACATTACAAAGGATACTTTCCTATAGCTCACCAAGGTGGCGGTAATATGGATCGTAAAAAAGTTTTAGAATGGTTTCAAGATCTATTAAATGCACCATCAACTAAAATATTTCACAATGCAATGTACGATGTATGTTGGATCAGGGCACTGGGACTAAATATTAATGGCAGGATTGTAGATACAATGATAGCCGCAGCTGTGACTGATGAAAATAGATTTAGATATGATCTTAATAGTTTGTCGTGGAAGTATTTGGGTTTTGGTAAGAATGAAGCTGGACTTGCAGAAGCTGCAGCCGAATGGGGAATAGATCCAAAGTCTGAAATGTATAAACTGCCTTCACTTAATGTTGGTGCATACGCTGAACGTGATGCGGAAGCTACGTTTGGTTTGTGGCAAGAAATGAAAAAAGAAATTATAGAACAAGACACACAATCTATCTTTGATCTGGAAACAGATTTATTTCCATGTCTAGTAGACATGAGATTCAAAGGTGTAAGGGTAGATGTAGAAGCAGCACACACATTAAAGAAAACTTTAGTAAATGAAGAACGTGCAATACTTACAGCAATAGAAAAAGAAACTAATGTAAGACCACAGATATGGGCCGCAAGAAGTATAGCAGAAGTATTTGAAAACTTAAAGATACCATTTGAGAGAACAGAAAAAACAGACGCACCTAGTTTTACTAAAAACTTTTTACAAGAACACGAGCATCCTGTAGTCAACATGATAGCTAAAGCTAGAGAAGTAAACAAAGCACACACAACTTTTATAGATTCTATTTTAAAGTATGAACACAAAGGTAGAATACATGCAGAGATAAATCAGTTACGTAATGCAGGTGGTGGTACAGTTACAGGAAGATTCTCATATCAGAATCCTAACCTACAACAGATTCCAGCACGTAATAAAGACTTAGGACCAAAGATTAGATCATTATTTATACCAGAAGATAATTGTAAATGGGGGTGTTTTGACTATTCACAACAAGAACCACGTCTTGTTGTACACTACGCAGCATTATATAAACTACCGTCAGTGTATGATGTAGTGGACGCATACAACGATGATGCTGACTCAGACTTTCACCAAACAGTAGCAGACATGGCTGAGATTAAAAGAACACAAGCGAAAACAATTAATCTAGGGTTATTCTATGGTATGGGTAAAAATAAATTACAAGCAGAGCTAGGTGTGTCAAAAGAAAAAGCTAATGAATTGTTTAATACTTATCATGGTAAGGTACCTTTTGTTAAACAGCTTATGGACAAAGCATCTAACAGAGCACAGGACAGAGGACAGATAAGAACTTTACTTGGCAGACTATGTAGATTCCATTTATGGGAACCAAATAGTTTTGGTATGCACAAAGCAATGACACATGAAGATGCATTACAAGAACATGGACCAGGAATTAAAAGAGCCTACACTTATAAAGCATTAAACAAATTAATCCAAGGTAGTGCAGCAGACATGACTAAGAAAGCTATGTTAGATCTACATAATGAAGGTATCGTACCTCATATACAAATACATGATGAGTTGTGTGTATCAATTGAAAGTGACGCACAGGCAGAAAAGGTAGTTGAGATAATGGAGCAAGCCGTTACTCTAGAAGTACCAAACAAAGTTGATTACGAACATGGTACTAACTGGGGAACTATAAACGACTAATGGCTTATTTGAACGCAAACATACCAGTAATAGAATGCTGGGTAAGAGGTAATTATCTTAGAGATCAAAAAGATTCACACGATAAATATTTTGAAGTAGGAGTATTTGGTTTTAGCTCTATTCCAAACAGAGTACCTATGTTTCATTTCCTAATGGAAGATGGTGGTCTATGGTGGCGAGCACCTATTTCAGCTTTCTGTACAAAACCTGGAGTAAAAGAACTACCACTAGATGAATTAGTTATGTGGGACAGTTTTAGTTATAACGTAAGTGTCACAACTTTTTATGAACTAGCGGGTGCTACCATGCAATACACATCAAGACGTAACGTAAAACGTAAAGGTAAATATTTATTTACAATAGATTGGTGTGCAGGAGATTTTAATGAATTAAATTTTGGCTATGCAGAGAAACCAGATCAACATAAATGTGGTCATGTTCTTGAATTAGAAGATGGAAACTTTGCAATACAACCCAATAATAGGCTTAAAATGTTTGATGCTTCTATGGGAGTTGACCCAAACAAGAACTTGATTAATAGATTAGTAAGCAGTAAGATATATTCCGTAGAAAATTCAGCTAAATGGATTACAGACGAGCATGAAGAAGGCAGTTATGACTATAAGCTGAAAAACCTGGAGGAAGACAATGATAAATAAATACAAAGAAAAATTTATGATCTGGCAGTTACATTACAGAACAGAAATAATCTGTGTTGTAGCGGGATTCATAGTAGGGGCTATTATATTTTAGTTTATGCGATATGAATCTAGCAGACCTGTTAAAGAAAAATATAGTAATGGTTCCAGTAGTCGCGTCTGTTTTAGTCGGGACATTTACTGGCGTTCGTTATGTTGTTAATCTTACAGACACTATTAATTCAAATCAGCAACAAATCGTAGATTTAAAAAGAGATCTTAAACAAGCACAAAAAAATATTACAGATCAAAACACAAGATTAACTTCTGCGGAGTCTACGTGGCAGATGGCAGAGAACTTATACAGACAATTAGCAGACCAAGTAAGAGAACATTCTTACGATATAAAAGATTTAAATAGGTAAACACATGGAGATTGCCAGGATGGATTACAGATTTACTGCAATATTAATTATAATGATAACATTGCTTGCTCTATTTGGTGGACCTGCATATCCTAAAAACGAATACCTTAACGAGTATGGTGTAAGATGTGGTGAAGTAGACTTTCGTGTTGAAGATAGAAATAACACACAAGATTATCATACGTACAACTCAAGCGATTATGATAATGACTCACAAAATTTTAGTATAACTTTTAGAAAGTATCTAGGCACAGATTGTAAGACTTCAAAAGAAAATGTACAAATCAAACAGCAATTAGAATTAATGAAGATGTGTGGCAGGGTTAATAGCAATCCAAGTCTAGCACTTAACTCAAACTTTGCTTTACTGGTTGATAAATGTAGAGGTGTGACTCCTGCAAGAGATATTACTAGACCTGAAGATGCTAAAAGTCATTGGGATAATTTAAAAGATGATTACAAAAAAGAGAACCCAGACATCGATTTAATGGGAGATAAGTTTATAAATTCAGGAAAACCTAAACTGGACAAGAGTGGATTGAAAATGCCTCCAAAAGGTTATATACTTCCGAAACCAAAACCTAAAATAGATGATTGATAGATTTTTTTATACACTGTTTGGCGGAATAGACCGCCTATGTGAGGCTCTTGCTAAAAAATTAGCAGGCCCAAGATGTCAATGTAAAAAGAAAAAGAAATGAAACAAGATACTGACGTTAGATGTGAAAATTGTGGTTGCCCATGTCATTGTTCTTATGAAAGACATTCAAATTGGGGTGGACCACCTAGTGAATTTAGTGGAGAATGTGATTGTATAGTATGTGAACATCCAGGATGGGAACAAATAGATGACTAAGAAAACTTTAAATATAAGCGAAGAAGCATCTGTACAAATGCCGATGAAGACGGTAGCCTCTTTGATAGTGCTCGTCGCAGCCGGCGTGTTCGCATATACCGAGCTGACTTCAAGGTTGGTATCGTTAGAGACGTCACGTGAGCTGTTTGAAAATGATTTATTAAAAAAATCTGAACAGGTCCCCGTCGATCAGGAGCAGCTATTTTTATTGGAAGATCTTTACAAGTCTGTAGAACAAATTGAAACAAGAATTGAAGATATGATGCACAACAAAGTTAATATATCATTCCTACAAAAACAAACTGAAAAGTTGTTAGTTGATGTAGAAAAATTAAAAGATAAGGTAAGAGCAAATGGCAACGGGACGCATTAATAGAAAAGTATTAGATCACATCGCACAGATAAACAAAGAGAATAAAGCTGCGAGTTTAGCAAAAGATTTAAAAAAAGAAGTAGAAACTGGCAAGCATGGTACACAAAAGTACGTGTTAAAGCAAGGTGAAAACAAAGGTAAGATAGTATGATAGTCGAAGGTGTGGTAGCTCTTTGTATGTTTATACAAGGTGAATTAAAAGAACACAGAATACAACCTGCAATGTCAGACTGCCTGAAGGGTAAGAGAGTTGCAGAGCGTGATAAAACTGATACTATTGATTATAAATGTGGAAAAGTAAAAGCAGAGTTAGAAGAAAATATTGACGGTAGCCAAACGATTAAAAAGATTATACAAGATTAGTAATGAAAAAAGAAAATAGATTGAAAGTAGAAGCAGAAATTGTACATGGCGAATGTCCTACTTGTAGTGAGTTAACAATGTTAGTTGGACTTACTAACGATGTTTATAGATGTATGAATTGTGGTGCAGATCTACATCAACACGTAAACGGTAAGATTAGTTATTTACCTATTATGACTTCACGTAAAGATGGTGGCAAACCATATGTTAAGGAATGGAAATAGGTGGCCAAGCAGAAGTTTACACACTTTATTCCGAGAGACAAACCTAAGAAAAGAGGCCCTCGAAAACATAAAAAATCATTGAATAAGAACGAAAAACGTCAAAAAAATACCAAAAGATACAAAGGCCAAGGTTGACAACCATCCCAAAATATCCTAGATTGTAGTTATGAAAGAAATAATACAATATAATAAAAGTTTGTTAGAAGTTGCCGATCAAAAATTAAAGCGGTTGATCGAAACCCAGCATGACATAAATCATCCGGGTCCATACTTTGATATGGTTAATAAACAACTTGATTACGTAAACACGCTTAGAGAAAGGATAAAAACATTAGATGAACCAACATTTTATAATAAGATATAGAGTAGAGAATGACATACCTGTATGTCCTGATCATATTCTAAAAGAGTTAAAAAAACATTTGGGTTTAATGCAAGCTGAATTAGATGCTAAAAATTTATTTGGTGAGCATGTATTAGAGTTAAAAGAAGTAAAGGAGGGATGGTTTGAAGAATGAAAAAGCTAACGATAACGAGTAAAAATATTACTCAGAAACAATGGTCTAATCTTATATTAGAATTAAATCTAATGAAGAAACAATGGAAGCCATACGCAGAGATAAATATTGAGGCACCGGGGATCAAAAAAATTATAGCCTGGGGCACAAGTAATTATGATTCTAAGATCGAGGACTAATGGAACTAATAATTCTAAACGAAGGGTTATATCAATTAGTGCCAGTATCAAAGCAGATGATGGAACATGTATCTTTATTGGAACCAGTAAAGTGCATGGACCTATGCGAGATACTTCGAGCAAAGCTAACCGGATACGCAGAAACAATAAATCTTCACGTCATGCATGATGGCAGCGGTAGTTTAATCGGCTGTATTTGTGGTTAGATAATTTTATCTGGTTCACATGAGAACTTAGTATAAGCTTTCATGCTGTTAGTCCATTCTGGGTCAAACCCTGCTATTAATTTGTGTGAGTATTCGTAGCCATAAACTATGCAACTACTATAGTCATCAAATAATGCGTTAGGTGTAGGTATAATCTTGCATTGATTAACTGCAATCTCACTACATAAAACCATTAATAAAACAAATTTAATCATTGACACCTATTGTAATTTATGAGATATATCCCATATGATAAACATTAAGAAAGGAGTATATCACAATGACTGATATAACTAAATACAAAAACGTCTCATTGAGTCATGCAACGTATGACACGATAGATAAAATAAGAAAAGTAATACAACCAGATACAGTTTTAAGTAGATCGCAAACTATTAGTATTTTAGTAAACGAGAAAGCGAGGAAACTAAATGGTAAAGTCAAAAAAGACTAAAGTAGAGTATAAAAAAGTACCTTGCCCGCATTGTAAGGGCAACGGGTATGTAAGGGTGCCATATGAACTGGCAAAAGAAGAAGTGGTGGTTCAATGTGGTGTTTGTGATAGCCAGGGAGAATTAGATGCAAATGAAGTTGATAATATTATTATTGATTCTGATGGTATTCACAGGCTGCAGTAAATTTGAGTTTAACCCATACACAACAGTAGGAAGGATGGTGTTTAATAATGGAAAATAAAAGAGGACCTAATGATTTAGAAAAATTGTTAGAACAACGTCAAGAAGAAGTTGATATGTTAGAAAAGCAGAAAGAATACATGCAAAGAAAATGTAGGGAAGCTGCAGGAGCTGTACTAGAACTTGAGTATAAAGTACAAACTTTAGAAAAAGATTTAGATAGAGTATCTGAAGAGAGAGATAACTTTGAAAGAATGTTAAGAAGCGGGGATGATACCAAGTGACCAGAATAGGCAGGTTAGTTTTTAGAATTAAATCTTTAATACTAAAATGTCGAATGAAAGGTAAATTCCTATTAGCTATAAAAATAAAAGATATGTTTAAGGAGATAAAATGACTGATGATATAGTGTTATTGTATGGTAAAACAAAATTACCTGCTGATGACTGTAAAGTAATATTTAAGGATAAGTTTGAAAAAGAACATGAAATTGAAGTATCTCGACTTATACAGGTCTTTACTAATAATATCTGGGAAAACAAAAAGAGTGTAAAATGATTAGTGATGAAGATATAAGACTAAATGAAGAACTTCGTAAGAAGATTGAAAATCGTTTGCGACCAGTCTTTGAACAGGAAGATAAACAGAAAAAACAAAAAGAGTGTAAAATGATTAAATATATATTAGAAATAATCTACCACTATTCGACAGCTCTAACGTCGTGGTCGTGGATAAAATTATATGGAGATAGGAGAAAAGGCTATGGCTACAAAAAAAGAAAAGTATGATGGTATATCTAGACCGAGTAATGATTTATATCGTAAAAACTTTAATGATATATTTAAGGTTAACAAAGATCTATTAATTACAGAAGAAAAGCTAAAGATAAGAGAAGAAAACAGAGAATATTTAGAAGAAATAAAAGATAAGCTATGAAGATAAATAAGAAGTTTATCTATCCTAAGTCTATGCGATCTGTCATTAATGGTGGCAGACATTATGATATAGGTAACACTAAGTTACCGAGTGTTACGACTATATTATCAGCGTGCCAGTCGGATGAGAAGAAAGCGAGTCTTGCCGCTTGGAAAGCTAAGATGGGCGACAAAGCAGCAGATGAAGTAAGAGACACAGCTGCAGCGCGGGGCACAGCCATGCACACGTACTTAGAACACTATCTTGATGGTACTGGTTATAAAGATCTAACGACGCTGGGCAAGCAGGCTGAAGTTATGGCAAACAAGATTATAGAATCAGGACTCGGGGACCTGGAGGAGTTATGGGGTTTGGAGACAACATTATACTACCCAGACCTGTACGCAGGCGCAACAGATGTAGTTGGCATCTATGCTGGTCAACCGGCTATCATTGACTTCAAGCAATCTAATAAACCTAAGAGACGTGAATGGATCCAGGATTATTTTGAACAGCTAGGGGCATACGCCATGGCACATAATCAAGTTTATGGCACTAAAATACAGTCTGGAATCGTTCTAATGTGTACTAAAGATTTTCTGTTTCAGAAATTTGAAGTGTCTGGACGTGAATTCGTACGCCATCAACACGCATTCTTGCGTAAATGTGACCAATATTATAAAAATGTATCCAAAGCAAAAGAGGGTCAGGATACAAAAAATGATCAAAAAGTATAGTAAATCTGCGGCTAATTTCATATTTAGACAATTGTATACCATTTTTGTGTGAAAATAAAAAAAATTTTTTTATTTTTTTTAAAAGTAGGGTACAAAAGGTACAAAAGTTAGAAGTGTTGTATACCAACACTTATTCGCTCAAATTTGTATCCTAGAGCAGGATACAATTGGATACAAAAGATACAATTTTTTAAAAAAGCAAGTAATACCAACGACTTAAGGGGCAAATTTTTCAATATTTGTATTTTTTCAAATAGAAAAATCCTAAAAAAAATAGTATACACGTGATATGAAATCCAAAAAGAAATCTAGAAGAATCAACAGCTACACTAAACCTAAAACGGTTAAGGAGTCAGTTGTATTTCCGTACAAACGTGTACGTATAGATTGGATTGACATCATCACTGAAGGCGGCTGGGGTAGTGAAACTGAATTTAAGTCTATGAAACTTGCTACACCTGTAAGTGAGGGTTGGTTATTTAGTAAAGACAATGAGACTGTAAGAATTTTTGCTGGCTATGATGTTGAAGCTGATGGGTCTATTGCTTTTTCTGAGCGTTCTGTGTTTCCGACTTCGTGTGTGAAGAAGATAACGAAGATTCATTAGACAATTCTAATCTATCTTTTTGTAGTTCTTTGATACGTTTTATTTCTTCTAACTTCTCAGTCTTACTAAGATCATTAAGGTTGCCATGGATATGTATGTCCATGAATTGGCCTGTAGCTTTACCTATTAAGTTCTCGAACCCTAATGCTTTCTCAATCTTACCCTGATCTACAAGAGTCTGAGATAACACCTGCTGTCTTCTAACATAGTTATTTTTTGTAACAGTAAATGATCTGTTAACTTCATTTGACCTAGTCTGTAGATATCTTTGAATCTTTGGGTTCTGTATCAGCCCTGCTGCTTCCTGTGCTGCTGACTTCTCTGCATACCCAGCTTTGATAGCAGCTTCTTTTCTAGTAGTTCTACCCTCATTCATAATTAGGTACTCACAGAATCTTCTCTGCATTTCAGTTAGCTCTGTTGGGTAGGCTGCCTTTTTTTGAACAACATCTTGTTTCATGCTTGCAATATACAGAAAATCTTATACAAACGCAATAGATGAAAGCAAACGAATTAAGACAATATCTCGATAAGTTTTTAAAGTCACCAGCAGCTCAACAAGCAAGAGTTCAACTTGAATTACCTAATGGAGAAAAATTAGATCTAATAGAAATTCAATTGTTGGAAACTAGAATCATTGGTGATAGAGACACGCACATTTTAAATTTAAAAGGAATT